CATTTGATGAAGTCGACTTTGATTTTACTGATGGGTATATTTTCGGTAAATCAAAAGTCGAGGGGATATTTTCGTTAGCAAAATACAAATTATCTAAGCTGATATCGGAGGGTCAAGGCAATTTGATATCTTGGAATAATGGATTGTATTTCAATTTCAAATGGGCGTTGGATTCTTGGAAAGATAAGGCGGGGGGATTTGTATCTAAAGAAAAATATGATACCGACATGGATTTGGTGTCCCGAGATACAACAGCGATAGGTTCTAACTATCAAAGTATTGTAGCTAAGACCGCTGAAGAAATTAATAATCAAACTTCGTCTAATGAGATTTATTCAAAGACAGTCCCATCTCTTGTCGCAACGGGAGAAGCGACGGACATATTATTAAACGATTCTTTGTTAATAATAGTGTCCAAGTTTCAACGCTGGATAAACAAATTTAAAGAAGCGACAGGAATTAAATTGTCGCTTGATTTTTCCCCATCTTCTTCTGTTTCCGCCATAAACAACAATGACAGCGTGGATTCGGCTTTCAGAAAAACGCAAGCTCAAATAAATAACACTAATGCGTTTGTTAGCAATTTTTCCAAGACTTACAGGAAACAACTTTCCGGAGATAAATCAACTTGGTTAGCTCAAAACTTAGCAGTTGGTGAATCTGTAGAAGTGTATTACGCAGATTTTTCATACGCTTGGAGTTCTGTACGCGATGTTATGAATATTTGGGCTTCTCAAGCCGACTTTATTTCTTCAAAACGTCCAATAATACAAATTATATTCAAGGCTGGACAATATCCTCTTTGGTTACGCATTACTAAAGTATCATCAACAGTTTGGGCGGCAGAAGTTCATAAAAGCGATTCGGCATCGATTTGGAGATATTTTGCCACTACATACGCAGCAAACCAAATTTTAAAACTGGATGTGGTTGCATTGACTTTGATATCCGATGACACTTTGGTTGTTTCGGGGTCTACCAAAATACAAAATTTGATAACGCTTAATGTATTGTTTGTTAAATATGACCAAACTGATGGTCCATTTAGAGACCAGATACACATCAAGGCTACTAGCAGCGAGGCGGTTGGTAGCGCATTAGTTTCTAATATAATAGGTTACGCTAGGACGACTGGTCCAGACGTCACCGTAGACCATAATATAACCATACCAATTGGAGGAGTAGAATCGGAAACATACATTATCGACGATGTGTATAATCCCGCTAACCAGCAGGAAAATGCTGTGGCTGGGGTAGATTATTCAGTGTCGATAAATAGCTTAGCACCGACCAGCGATTTGACCGAAGATTATAGCATAGACAGCACAGTTGTGTACAAATAAATAGATATACAGGGCTATAAATTTGCATAAAATAGTAATATGAGATGGAATTGAATGCTTTTCAAAAAGTTGTTTTAACAATAGACGATTTAGTCTTAAAACTAAGACTTATTTTCAGTACTGTCATGGGTTGGGGGATGATGTTTATGATGTTCGTTGCCGCAACGTTTGGCGTAAAGGCGCAATTATTTCATTGGGTGCTGTTGGCTCTTTTTATCGATTTATTTTTTGGGTGTTGGTCTTCTTTGAAGGTTCGTAAATTTAAAATAAGCATCGCGCTTTATTCAACAGCGGTGAAATTGGTAATGTATTTTGTTTTATTTTTTATGCCGTTGGTCTTAGAAAAAGTTTTAATCAACAACGACATAAGTATAGGGACTGTTTTCGTAACAGCGTTATTATGTGCAGCCGAGTTCTTTTCTGTATGCGCTCATATGTTAATAATAAAGCCTGATTTGCCAGCGGTAAAAATGATGAAGAAATTACTGTCAGGCGAAATAGCTCATAAGTTAGGAGTACACGAAGACGATGTAGAAAACTATTTTAAACAAGAAGAAAAATGACAACAGGAAACAAATTTTTGACCGCAGGAATCACTATCGTAGTTTTATTTTTCGCTGGATTGTTTACAGGGCGTTTAACAGTAAAAACTGCAATAAACACTAAAACGGTAACGGTAACTAAGAAAGTTCCGTACGAGATTATTAAAACATTGGATAACCCAGTTCCTTATGCGGTGCATGATACCGTTCCGTATGCTGTAGCAGGTAAAACAATTATTCAAAAGGTTGACACAACAGCAATTTTGGCTGATTACCATTTAGAAAGAGATTACAATCTTGATTATTCAACTGACAGTTTAGGTACGTTTAAGGTTGATGTAAAAGTTGTGGGAAATAAAATAATAAAAGCAAAATCAACCATACAACCGATTGTTAAATACATAACGACCACCAATACCATAACTCGTATTCCGGCAATTCAGTTTTACGGTATGGTCGGGTCGTCGATAGATTTAAGTTTGAATCAGGTGCAAGCGGGGATTGATTTAGGTCAAAAGTATATGATTGGGGCTTCGGCAATACGTTACGTTGGTGTTTCAGGTCCTCAAGTAGGGTACACAATAAATGTTGGTATAAAATTCTAAACACGCAAAATCATGTTAAACATTGGAGACGATAAAAGAAGAAACATATTAAAGGGGTTTGAAGACGAAATTGAAAAATCTCGCAGCGGAGTTTATGCAAATACTCCGGAAAACAAAAAACTCAACCGAGTTGGACAAAAGTATGGGGCTGAAAAGAAAGACGGTAACGAAGTTGACTCAAAGAAAGTCAAGTCGGCAGCTTCTTCTGAACAAACCATAAGAGCAAGGCGAGTTATGGATTCAGATGATTCAACTCCAGAACAAAAAGCAAAGGCAAAAGAATTTTTAGACAACAAAAAAGTTGAGTTGGACGAAAACGGCAAGAAGAAGCCGATTACGAAGACACTTGAAGAACATGCTGCAACGACCGATACTGAAACTTTGAAAAAGGTTTTGGAATCAAAAGACGCAAAAGAAGAGTTAGTTTCAGCTGCAAAGAAAGAGCTCGAGAAACGCGGGGTCAGCATGGACAAGAAATCTTCTATGGGCATGACAAAGGAAGAACACGCTGGACATGTGAAAACATTCAATGAAGCAATTGAGAAACTGTCGGGCGTTGATACTCCGGAAGCTAAAGAATCAGCAAAAAGCTTGACCGACCAGCGTAATGCTCACGAAAAAGCTTCGTACGAGTTTGATGAAAAACCTGATTCAAAAGACGTTGAAGATAAAAAAAGCGGATTTGATTTTAAAGGGTTAGCAAACCAATTAAAAGAATCTCAAAGAATTTACGATGAGGGCACGAAAGCTGGAGATATAGACTATGGGGCGAGATATGCCATATTAAGAAAAGTCGAATTGGCAATAAGCAAAAAAATAAAACAAGACGATTTAGTCAACATGCTTGGCGAAAGACCTTTATGGCCAGATATGTTTGCGCCATTCGTTTCTAAATTTGATGACGAAAAAATACAAAGGTCTCTAGATTTTTATAAAGAGTTGAGCCAAGAAAAAGCTGGTTATTTAGATTATTACAAATATCTGACTGAAGCGGTTGAAATATCAAAAAGCAAAAAAGGCGATAAATAATATGGCAAAGAAAGATTCACATTTCATACCTTCACCCTTCAAAGTTGTAACTGAATATGAAAACAAGTTCATTTCAGAATACAACACTAATTTGTCGGGGGCGGTTGCGGATGTGTTAAAGTATATCGCTAAATCAGCGGCAGTCGACACCAAAGACGAGGACATCGATAAGGCGCAAGAAAACGACATTGAAAAGGGGCATAACGTGGGAGATATTCATCCGAACGGTAAATGGGTCTGGAAACAGCTTCCTTCAGGGAAGTATGATTGGCGTAATGTCAGCAAGAGCGATGCGAAACCCGCTGCTAAGAAACACGAAATAAATGATGAAGCTCAAGCGTACATAGATATTATTTCGTTAAATCCGAAACTTGATAAGTATCAAAAATACAAAGATTTGCTAAAAACTAAATTCGATATTAATTATGATGAATTAGACAAAGATGATAGTTATATACAAAGTGCGAATTTAAAAGACATTAAGCACAAAACAGATTTTTTGAATTTTGACAATTACATAAAATACGCTAAGAAGATATATCAACTAAGAAATTTAGAACAGCCTGTTAATTTAGATATTGAAATTTCGTTCGATGAAGCTGAAAAAATAACAAGGGATATTAAATTAAAGTTGGTGTTGAGGGAGTACAACGGCGGCTCTGGAAATATAGCTGGACATGATTTGATAGATACTATCTCTATGCCTTCCAAATTGGATGCAAATACGTTTGTGCATGAATTAGGACATCATTATGACCACTTTGAAAGTAAGGGGTACAAGGGGTTTGCTAAAACCATTACGCACGCAAGCAGCCCTTATGAGATTAGCAAGAGCAATGAAGTGTTTGCAGAAAATTTTATGCATTATTTTATCGCGCCTGATTGGTTGAAAAAGGAATTGCCAACCGTATTCGAAGAATTGGACAAAAAGATTAATTCGAGGTACAAAAAATTAATCAACGAAATTATTAAGCCTATCAAAAAATGATATTCAACAATAACCAAATACAAGATATACTCGGAATACTCAAAAGGTGGGAATGCATATTCGTGGGTAAACAACTTGGATACAATTATCTGTCGGCTAACGAAAAAGCGTTACTTCTAGCTTCCGGAATTGACGTAAATTTGTATAAGAATAGTCAAGGTATAATAGACCATGCATTCTACTTTGGAATATTGTCCGACGCATTAGGTTCTAAAAGAGCAAAGGGATTGAATTACTCGCAGTTTACAAAGTTTTTAGGTTCTGGTAACTTCATACCTTTGACCGAACAAGAAAGATTTGCTCTTGAACAAATCAAGAACCGAGCATATAATGATATTGGTGGGCTGGGTAGTCGTATCAGACAAGGTACTTCAAATATCATAGTTCGTGGCAATCAAAAGAACCAATTCAAAATAAAGGCGTTAATCAAGGATAAGGCGGCGAAGGCTGTCGAATTACGAAAAAGCGGGCGTACTCTAGCAGCGGAACTTGGGGAAGCGACTAAGGACTGGGAAAGGGATTGGCTGCGTATTGCTTACTACTTATTACACGAAGCGTATAACTCCGGAATAGCTCAAAGTATCGTAAAGAACCACGGCGTTGATTCCGAAGTCTATTTTGATGTTTATGAAGGAGCTTGTAAACATTGCAAAGAGCTTTACTTGACAGACCCAGAAGACCCAAATAGCGAACCGATAGTTTATGTATTGGATGATGTAATAGCGAACGGGAATAACATAGGACTCAAGGCGGCTGATTATAAGGCGACAATTTCTCCAGTTCACCCGTACTGTCGTTGCACAATAAACCATAAGCAAAAAGGTTATCTTTGGGATTCAGGTTTACGGGCGTTCTCTATTGCTCCAAAATATATTGCTAAAAATCCAAGACTTCAAGGTGTGAAGCTTGACATAAAAGTCACAAAATAACTACCAAGGTTATTAATATTACACGACAATCTATGACGTTTATTTGAAATACGTTTGGACGAGGGTTCGACTCCCTCCAGCTCCACATCCTTCGCCAGAGGAGTAACTAACAGAAGGCAACTGCATTCCGATTATGCCTTAGACTACGGGAATGTTAGTTACAATTATACGGGGCTGTTTGGTTTTGACAGCGTTATAAGTAGGGTAAAAAGAGAAAGTCGTTGTCTATAACGGGCAAAACAATCAACTTTTCTAATGCACCGCTCAGAGCAGTAGCATAAGACGTGAACCAAGGGGAGCCGCGAAAAGGCTCCCCATTTTTGTCACCAGAGTTAATAAAGAAAAATATACATTATGACACTAAACGAAGTTGAACAATTTGCTATAAATTTAGCAATGTCGGGCATAAAGATTCCCGAAGACATGTCAATTACTGCCTCTATAAGTAGCGAAGAACTAAAAGACATGCCTTTCACTAACCGAAAAATAGAGTTGATGGATAAACCAAAGGCAACGATTTACAGTTCGTCAACTGGCTATATATTTGAAATTTTTAAAAAAGATTAATACATTATGGCATTAGAAGATTTAGAATTACAACATGCCCCATACTCAATACAAATTGAGCCGACCGAGGGGTGTAATCTTGGTTGCAGTTTTTGCGGGTTAAGGGGAATGCGAGAAAAAGGTACTACTCCTTGGAATTTTATGACGCTAAAGACTGCAAAAGAAATAGCGGGCGAAATAGCTAAAGCAAATTGGCCAAGTAAGATAATCTTCGCAATGCACGGGGAACCAACTTTGAACCCGCAATTATTGGACATAATTAGTATTTTCAGGTTTGCTTTGCCAAAGACAATATTTCATTTAATAACGAACGGGTACGGTATCGCAAAAGAAGAAGATTTCATACACGAAAAAATAGAAGCTTTAAAAGAAGCAGGCATCAACCATCTATTGTTAGACAACTATTCAGACGAAGGAGATTGGTCAAAAATTGTTAAGGAGATGGATGGCAAGGAAGACATACAATATCTCAAAGCAGGGATACCAATGTTCTCTGACAAAAAAGAGTTCCGTATTTTAGTTGTTCCGCCAATACGTACCGAACAAATATCATTAGTTCGTAACCTAACTAACCATTGTGGAGCAGCGTTCCCATTGGATAACAAAGACCAACATAAACGTTGCACTATGCCGTTTAGGGAAATGTCTTTTCGCTGGGATGGAAATGTGGCTTTATGTTGCGACGACTTCAGAGGCACTTATCCAATTGGCAGTATATTTGACTATGAAATTGACGCGCTGTGGAACCACGAACGTTTTCAAGCCGCCAGAGTTATGTTGTATAATAAGGAACGAAGTTTCTCACCATGTTTAGGTTGTACAAATTTAAGCATGCGAGTTGGATTACTTCCAGATCCAACAGGTCAAAAGACACTTCCGGAAATAAGCGATGAAGTCCGGACATTGGCCCAATCAGTAACAAAAAAGAATCAACCTTTATCAAAAATAATTGTAAAAAGAAAATGGGAAAAGTAGAAAAGCTATTGCTAATTCAGCCGCACAGTGATGATATTTTGTTTAGTTGTGCGCACGCACTATTGGGAGAAGGGTACGAAGTTCAAGTGTTGACCGTTGAAAATAATGCAAAGCGTATACAAGAAGATAAGAACCTTTATGAGTTCTTGAACATACCTTTTCACCACTTGACAGTAGAGTTCGACGACCAAAGCTATTACGGGTATTTTAAACAGTTTAAAACCGTTAATCACGAGAATGCCCTAAATTATTTGACAGAATATTGGGGAGAAGATAAGTTGACTGAAATTTCTCAAGCTTTGTATGCCTTCATCAGGAAATTTCAAAAGATAAATCCCGATTATAAAATTGTAGCTCCTTTCGGGCAGTCGCACCCTTTCCATTATTTTGTACATTGGTTAATTTCAGCTCAAGCAAATTACTTTTATAGAGAATTTCCTCATTCGTATAAGAAGCGGGCAAAAGAGCAGTTTGAAAACAGCTTGGTAGATTTTGAACTTTACAAGTCAATCCCGACGGTTGAGATTCACGACATAAAATTTGACCTCGCGAAAAGGTTTTATAAGAGCCAATCAGGGCTACTTTGGTTTGAGCAGGGCTACATAAAGAAAATGCTCCCTGAAGAAATTTACGTAAATAAAACAAAGTAATGAAGATTTTTATTGCAGATTTCGAAATAATGAAGTATGGCGGGATAGTTGAACACGTTGAGTCAAAAGTCAAGGCGTTCAAACATCTTGGCCACGACATCGACATTATACAAATATCCCCAACGTCTACTAAACAAAAAGCATACGACAAATCGCTAATTGAATTAGCGGATGGTTCGTTTGAGTCAAAACAGAAAATCAATTCTCAAAACGGCGGGTACGAAATAAGTGAAGCGACAGGTTATTGGAAGAATAACTACTACGGGTATTATTTACCTCCAACTAACAAGATAGGGATATATGAGCCTGACGCTCTTGAACGTTGGAACGAGATAGTTAAAGACGCCGACTTGATACTTTGGAATTTCGTACCGACAAAAAGCTCAGTTTGGAGTCATAAAGATACAAGTTTTTGGTGGAAGTTTTTTGACCTACCTTCTAAGATAAAACAAGTGTTCATTGTTCATGACGCGTACTTCGATATCAGGGCGTCCAATGTTTCGGCTCTTCACGAAAAGATACTTTATTTGGAATGTGCTCATATTGCGGCGTACCAATGTTGTGAAAATATAGATATGCCGAGGGTATTGCTTTTGAACCCGCGTTATCTGGACGAAAACTCAAAAATGCCTGTTGTTTTATTAAAAGACCGAAAAGAGGATTTCTTTGCCGCTCACATATTCAAGAGCATGAAGCGGGTTGAGGATTTATTAAGAGCGGTTCCGTATATGAACTACGATGTTATTCAAGGGACTTATTCCATAACAGTCGCTGGTTCCGGCATTGAACAAGCTTATATGACTTCTCCAGATAAGGTCAAAGAAAATTATATTTGCGACATTAGGTACGACCCTGATTTACCTGAAGAATACGATAAAAAAATTACTGTTTGGAATAGAGCCGAGAAGTTCGGTATGCATTATATTGGTTTAGTGAGTAGTGTCGAAGTAACTCGCAGATTGCAATGCACTAAATTTGCCGTAGACCCATCGTGGGCACGCCATTATGCTCAATATTGTCGTACGCATATCAACGGGTTTATAATCGAAGCAATGTTGAACGGGTGTTATCCAGTATTGAGAGATTACCGAGGGCTTGAAAAATCGACAAAAGAAATTTACGACCCGTTGTTTGAAAACATACGAGCGGTAATAATACCATGGAATGCCACTCCTAAGGAGTTTGCTGAAGCTTTAAAGAAGGCTGAAAGGGAAATTACTCAGAAGCAATATTTAATCGATACGAAGCATAATTTTGACTTGGTAATGGAATTGTTCAACGCTGTAAAAAATGCTGAAGAAACTATTCGGTTAATTAAAGGCGGCAAAAAGTTAGTCAATAAAGAATTGCGTCGGGGCGAAGATTCTGATACGGTTACGCGGGTTACTCGTGAGATTATGGAAGACTTTTTCGGGATACATTTACCAATCGAGTTCGAAACAGAATAGAATCAACTATTAATTGTCATGTGTAAAAATAAAAACTATTGGCATGAATAAAGATGATATTATTAAGAAAGCACACGCAATAGGCGACGTGCACCCTAAAGATAGTTCTTTAGTTTGGACGTTGTTAACTTCAGGCAAAGAAGATTGGCGTAAACAAGGCGGAAGGGGGAGCGTGACTTCGAGTTCTACCGCTAAACCAATGAGTAACGATACCCTGAAAGAATGGGCTTCTAAAACCGATGATTCAAAATTAATAACATTTGCCGGAGCAAAGAATGCGAAAGCTGAACAACGTATCATTGCTCGAGAAGAGCTTGAAAAGCGCGGGGTTGATATTTCGGGCATAAGCACAACTGGAACTTTAGACGACCACATGGCTAAACAAGCCAAAATTAATAAAATGGTCGGCAACGGAGCTAAACCTGCCGCGGCTTCTACTGACGATATCGCCGACGGCGCAGAAGTAGATTTAGACGGTCAAGAAGCTATTCGTGAAGAATGGTATTTGAACAAAAACGACCCACGTGTTCAAAAAACATTCAACAAACTTATCGGTAAAGCTGACCGGATACGTTACGACAAATTTGTTTACAAACAAAAAATAAAAGACCCTAACTACATTCAACCCGACGAAGTAATATTCGATTTGAATGCTAAGTATTTGGAATTTCTTGAAAACGACGGTCAAAGGTTCATGATTTCAGCAGGTGGAGCAGGTATTGGTAAAACATACGGTTTCAACGGACTTGCAAAAGAATTGAACATGAGACCATTCCAAGAAGGCGACACTCCTGGTGATGGAGATTATGACATCTTTGAAGCAACCGACGTAGCTTCGGGAAAACAATTGTTGACTATCCTAAAAGCTCACAACGGGAAAATCATATTGTTTGATGATACGGATAAAGTAATCACCCGCGCCGATTGCGCTTCGGTTATGAAAAAGGCTACATCGGCGACCGGAAAAAGAATTATCGGAGACCCAGACGATGTAAAAAGTAATTTTGAATTTACGGGGCGTATAATGGTAATGACGAATAAAGACGTTAATACCTTGTCTGAAAACGAGGACACAAAAGCTATTTTGTCCCGCGGGGTTGTTTCGGAAATTTACTTAACAATTCATGAAACAATTGAAACGATGAAAAGTCGTTTCCAAGACTATGAATTTGATTCGGCTCCACGTTTGGATGATGCAGCCGAAGATGACAAAGAACGTCAAGAACTTCTAGATTTAATTATCAGGCACGAAAACAATATTGACCCAGCACAATTTACCACTCGAACTTTCTCAAAGATACTTAACGAACGCAGAACTGCAACTAGAGCCAACCTAAGAAAACAAAGCGCCAATTTTCAAAAATATTTAGGAACAAAAGACAAGGATTGGGAAACTCAAGCGTTGCAGGTTTTAACGAAGGCTGACGATAATGAGTTTGTTTCAAGCGTTGAAATTTTTGAAAAAGCTGAAACTTTTCAAGAAACGGTTATCGTTCCGGAAGTAATTGAAAAATCGTTTGAAGACCAAATAAACGAAATGTCGATTGAAAAAGCTGAATCTTTATTGTTCGAAGAAACTGAAGGATAATCATGAATGAATATAGAGTAGCATTGGAGAGGATCTCTCAGTTTGCGCTGGACGATTCTTCTTACGATACATTGATAAAGGCTTGTGACGCATATAAGATAAAGTCCGACGATTTTATGGATGATTACGAATACCACCTTTATGTATCAAAATCCATCGCCGATTTTTTAAACGAAGTCGCTCAAGACGTTGAAATATGCAAGGCAATACTTCCTGGCCAAACTAAAAACGTTGATGGAATTGTATATATATGGACTCTAACTCCTGGCGCTACAACCACATACGATTGGCGAGTATACAAGGGTCATGTGTTGGCAGGCAACGCTAAACAAACAAGCAAAAAAGCGGATATGAATGTTGCGTATGTAAACGATATGTTCCCCAAAGATATAAGCAATCTTAAGGTAATTAAAGCACTCGGCGGTAGTACGGGGGCTCAGTTGGTTGAAGACTCGAAGGGCAATCAATACGTGATGAAGAAGGGGAGTAATACTTCCAACGGACACGTAGCTTCCGAGTACATGGCGACACAACTTTATCATATACTCGGACAACGTGTTCCGGATATGGAAATGTATGATGACGGTAAAGGAAATAAAACATTGTTGTCCAAATTTATACCTTTTGCTAAAGTTCCGGATTCTTCTAATTATCCCGATATGGCTAAAGGGTACGCAGCCGATGCGCTATTATCAAATTGGGATGTCTATAAAAACGACAATATATTAATTGATTCAGCGGGTCGGTTAGTGCGAGTTGATAACGGGGGTTCTTTGTTTTACAAGGCTCAAGGGGGCATGAAGGGATTTGATAATGATGTCAATGATTGGGCCAGTATGCTGAAATATAATCCTACTGTTTTAGGTAATCTGACTAATAAAGAAAAAGTTGACCAGATAAATGAAGTAATAAAGAAAAAGGATGATGTCCTAAACTTTATTTCTTTATCGGGAGACGCGGTTTTAGCGGACGTTATGATTAAACGTTTTAGCAGTCTTGAAAAAATAAAAAAAGACATCGAAGACGCGGACAAGAAATTAAACCGTACCGTTTTACCGAGGACTTTACTTCCGGACGTTGACATGTATAGGGAATTTTCAGATGATGAATTGAAGGATTTTTGGTCTCAAGCTAACGGTTCAAGTGCTGATGGCAAATTAAATAACACAGGTAAGCACGGT